CCGCATTCCGTGAGTCGGCCAAGACCGCAAAGCCGAAGGGCAAGAAATGAGCGACGACATCACCGTGGTCTACCGCAGCCCTGGCCCGCACTTCGGGCCTCCGGGGAAGACCTATGACATGAAGGGCGTGGCGCCCGAAGACCTCGGCGCGGCCATCGCTGACGGCTGGCATGAGTCGTTCCTGGCTGCGCTGGGCCTGGAGCCCGCTGCACCCACGCCAGCACCGGCCCCTGAGCCTGCAGACAACGCCCCGCCGACCCGCGCTGAGATGGAGCAGCAGGCTGCGCTGCTGGGCATCAAGGTGGACCGCCGCTGGAGCGACGAGACGCTGATGGCCAAGATCACCGCCGCCATGACACCTCCGGCACCGGCCGACGACGACCCGATCTGAGGCCGAGATGGGTTACTCCAAGCGCCAGTTTGTCGAGGCCTCGCTGGAAGAGATTGGCCTGGCGTCCTACGTCTTCGACTTGACGCCACAGCAGATCGAGAGCGCCGTTCGCCGGCTGGATGCGCAGATGGCATCGTGGAATGCCCTAGGCATCCGCGTGGGTTACCCACTGCCGGGGTCTCCGCAGGACACCGGCCTGGACGACGAGACGAACGTGCCGGATAGCGCCTACGAGGCGATCATCACGAACCTGGGCATCAAGCTGGCACCCAGCTACGGCAAGACGGTATCGCCCGACACCAAGGCCACGGCCAAGCGCACCTATGACACGCTGCTTTCGCGGGCGGCCATGCCGATGGAGATGCAACTGCCCGCGTCCATGCCGCGTGGTGCCGGTGCCAAGGCCTACGATGATCCGTTCGTGGACAACCCCGAAGAACCCATCCTGGCGGGCCGTGACGGCCAACTTGAATTCTGAGAGGCGCACATGCCGACGATCAATCAACTCCCGCTGCTGACGCAGGTTTCCGCAGGCGACCAACTGCCGGTCTACAGCCCGAACAACGGGGACGCACGGCGCCTGCCGATGTCGGCCCTGCTGTCCTACTTCCAGCAGCAGTTCGCATCGCCTACGGTGGCGGTGAACCTGTACGTTCCCTCCACGGGCTTCAACATCGCGGCGCCCACGCCGATCAGCGAGCAGCAGTGGATTCTGCTGCAACCTGCCGGCACGCTGGCCGCCGGCACCGTGACGCTGCCATTGAACACATCGACGCCTGACGGCACTGAGATTCTGGTGACGACCACGCAGACCATCACTACGTTTGCCGTGGGGCTCAATGGCGCGACTGCGGCGTTTGGTGCGCCTACCACGCTGGCGGCCAATGCTTTCTTCCGGCTCCGGTTCTATCAGCCGACCAATTCCTGGTATCGCATTTCCTGACGAGGCACACATGGCAGTCCAAGCAGCATTCAACCCGGCCTACGGCAGCGGCGTTACGGTGTCGCCAGGCGTAGCGTCCGCATCCAGCACGGTGGGCGGTGGCAGCAAGGCGCTGGTCATCACCAATCTGAGTTCAACGGTGGTGGCCTACGTGCGCGTGGGCGAAGGCTCGGCAACGGCCACGACTGCCGATTACCCCGTTTTGCCATCCACGCAGATCGTTCTGTCGAAAGCGCAAGACCAGAACGTGGTGGCGTACATCGCCCCGGCTGGTGGCGGGTCGCTTCACATCATGGCCGGCGAGGGGTACTGATGTTTCCGGTGACGCGCTCGACAAGTCGGAGTCGCTTTTTTAAGCCGGCTGCGGCAACCCCTGCGCCGGCCACCGATCCCTTTTTCGAGTACGTCCCCCTGCTGCTGAACACCAGCGCAACGAACGGCGCTCAGAACAACACGTTCCTCGACAGCAGCACCAACAACTTCACCGTCACCCGCAACGGCGACACCACGCAGGGGTCGTTCAACCCGTACATGCCCAGCGGGTACTGGAGCGGGTTCTTTGATGGGACTGATGACTATTTAACTCCAACTTCCACAACTATTGCAGACTTTGGTACTTCTGATTTTACTGTTGAATGTTGGGTAAATTTGAGTTCTTTGGGCGTCACTAGATGCGTCATGGATTCAAGGTCCGCCGCCGTTGACAATCAAATGCTGTTTCAGATTGAAACGGATAACAAAGCCAAATTTGGGGCCATAGTATCAGGAAGCTTAGTTTATTTTGTTGCAAGCACTTCTACAGTAGTTGCGGGGGCGTGGGCGCATATCGCCATTACACGACAAAGCACTACCATGAGAATGTTTTTTAATGGCGCTTTAGAAGACACACAAACAAACAGCACCAATTTTACTCAAGGCACAAATAGACCGGCTATTGGGGCAACGGGCTTTACGTTGGGGCAAAACGATTTTGCCGGCTACATCAGCAACCTGCGCATCGTCAAAGGCACTGCCGTCTACACCGCAGCGTTCACCCCGCCGACCACCCCGCTGACGGCCATCACAAACACCTCCCTGCTGTGCTTGCAGGACAACCGCTTCAAAGACAACAGCACCAACGCCTTTGCCATCACGGTGAATGGTGACACGCGCATCAGCAAGTTCGCGCCGTTCAACCCGCCAGCGTCTTACAGCGCGGCCTCGTATGGTGGCAGTGGGTATTTTGATGGGACGGGGGATTACCTGAGCATTGCGGACTCGGCCACCATCCGCTTTGGCACGGGCGCGTTCACCATTCAGGGGTGGGTCTACCGAGGCGCAGCAGGAGCCACGCACACTATTGCGGCCAAGGGCGGGGCGTCTACTGGTTGGGTGTTGCAAATCACTTCGACGAACGTGCTGCGATTTACAGACACGACAACCAACATCGACACCACTACAACCATCCCGGCGTCAACGTGGGCGCATGTGGCCGTCGTCAGAACCGGCACGGGGGCCAACGGGCTAAAGCTGTATATCAACGCGGTGGACAGCGCCACAGGAACCAGCAGCACAAATTTCAACCAAACAGAAGCGCTGAACATCGGCGCGGATCGATCCAACGCAAACGCGTTCAACGGCTACATCTCCAATCTGAAGTACACGGTAGGCACGGCAGAAAGCATTTCTGTCCCCGCGTCTCCAATTACGGGCGGTACGGTGTTGCTGAACTTCACCAACGCAGGCATCTTTGATGCGGCCACGATCAACAATGGTCAGACCGTGGGCAATGCTCAGGTCAGCACCACGCAGGCGAAGTGGTCTCCGACCAGCATGTCGTTTGATGGGACGGGGGACGCCATTGCTCTTCCAAGAAATGCTGCGTATTCGTTTGGCGGCGATTTTACAATTGAGTGCTGGGTTTATTATTCAACAAGTGCCATACAAGCGCTATTTGATACTAGAAACACAGATAGCCTTTCTGCGTATTTGCTAGACATAAATGCCTCTGACAAACTGGATTTTATATATGGAACATCAGTACGTGTAACTTCTGCAACAAGCATCCATAAAAATCAATGGGCGCATGTGGCAGTAGCAAGGTCATCGGGAACAATTCGTTTGTTCATTAATGGGGCTTTGGACGCTAATACGGCTTCTACGAGCGCAGCAATCAATGCCGCTTCTTTTCTGTCAATTGGCGGCGGAAGGTCAACAGTCGCTGACTCTATTACGGGCTACTACTTAAACGGCTACATCCAAGACCTCCGCATCACCAACGGTTATGCCCGCTACACGGCTAACTTCACCGCACCCACCGCAGCCTTCCCGACGCTATGACGCTCTACAGCAAGAACGGCTCTATTCCGAAGCCTGAGACGGACGGCACACCCGGCTGGGTAGAAGTGCCTGAGCCTCCTGTGCCTGGACCCGGTGAGGAAACGGTCTGGTGGTGCCCGCCAGGGTGGGTGGTGCGGCCTGTGGAGCCCGCGCCGGTCGAGGGCTATGTGTGGAAGTGGAGCCAGAGTGAAACGCAGTGGGTTGACTATCAGTTGCCACCTAATCCTGGTCCCGCTCCTGGCCCCGCTCCTGGCCCCGCGCCGGCGCCGATGCCCAGCGGCAACGTGACGATTTGAGGCATGATGTCTAAGACACCCGCCTGGACGCGCAAGGAAGGCCAGAACCCCAAGGGCGGCCTGAATGCCAAGGGACGCGCCTCT